GCCGTACTTCAGCTGACAACGGGAGATATATTTACAGGCATTGCCCAAATGATACCCCAGCTTTTTGTCCTCAATAAAGTCAATCACTTCAATCTTGCCGTCTGTATAATGTGACGGATGAGAAACTGCGTCATCCTGCGGAATTTCTTTCAGTTCACAGCCAAGCATTTCGGCGACTTCCTTCTGCGAAGTTCCCTCGGTTTTAATATCCACCTTCCTCCTAGAAACACCCACGCGAATAGGGATAACTTTCCCGTCAAACATATCATCATGCCAAGTACGACATCCCCCATCTTCCTCGATAGAGTACCTATGGTGCTGGAGAGCTTTTTTAATGGTTGCGGTTTTTCCAGCTTTTCTTTCCATATCATCAGTAATATTTATGCCTGTCCCGTTCCAGTTATAAGTCCAGCGTAAATCCTCTCTGATTTTGACTTTATCGCCTACTTTATATTTCCTTGCGGGCGTTGTTTTGTTACTGAACGCCTTTTTCACGCCAGAAACCAGCCCCTCAAACATATCGTCACCCCACATAAAGCGTCCTTGGTCTAAGTCGATTTCATAAGTCTGGAACTTCTTGTCCACTTTCGTGATTGTTGCTTGCCCCCCCCTGTATTTTTCCATATCTTTGTCAAACCGAATATCACTATACCGCTCGTTGTGTTCGAGGTCTTTTTTGACCAGTACCTTGTCTCCGACTTTATATTTCATTTCTGCGCCTCCCTTTTCTTTATCAGCTATTTTCTCAAACATTTCCTCTGTCCACAGGAAATCGCACCCTTCTCCTTCGATATGGTAGAGCAGCATACAGTTATAAACTTCGCTACTTTTGATGGTTGCAACGTTTCCTCGTTTCATGCACATAGACAGCACAGGTTTAAGACCGCCGTAGTCCTCACCCGGCCTAAGGTCTGCTCTGATTTTTACCCTATCCCCCGGCTTATATTTCATGCAATGACCTCCAAATTGTTCTTATGGAACGCCGCCTCAACAAAATGCTCCGGCTCACCGATGCCATAAAAGCGCACTTCCCAATAATCGCCGTTATCTATAGCTCTTGTGGCAATGCCCATCTGACCCTTACATTTGATTTTTGGCAACCCCTGCGGGTGCTCGATTTGTATAATTACCGTTTTCGGGAACTTCTCCACTTGTTTCTCCTTTCAAAATTCCGCGACCGCTCTTGCTCATACAGGCGTTTATAATAAGCGATACGCCGCTCAAATTCGTTGATGGTTTCGCCATCGTGGGCTTTCCAGTTCTTCTTGACTTCACGACTAAGACTCCGGATAAGATATAACCGCATCATGTCAGCTTGTTCTGCCGTGAGATTCTGTCTTTTTGACTTCTTTTTGCACTCAAGATGCTTTCCTACCAGCACCCCAATTCCGTCCGGTATTTCTCCTTTAACTTCCTCGTACAGTTCGGGGGTCATCACATAGTAGTTATGGTGTCCATAGAAGTTATGACCGTGCTTGCTGTGAAAATCGCTCACAGACACCTTAATTTCATAGCACCACACAATACCCTTCGTGTTAGTTTGCATGAAGTCTACGCGCTTTCTGCCGAACCAGCCGATTGTTACTTCAGGGCATCCGAATGTCCGAAATTCAACCGTTTTCGCCATCAATGCGTTTTCCAGTTCGAGAGTCTCAGGTCTTTTTGCCATGAGCCTTCCTGCCTTTGTCGCAGAACTTCCAAACAGCACAAAAATCTACGCACTTACGACCACCCCAGCACTCCCGATAGGAGCACGGCGGCGGCAGTTCGTCTTTTTCGATAGCCTCAATCAGCCGCTTGGCTTTGGTGAGCATAAACCGCTGAATCCATCTGTCAGAAATAAAGTTGATACGCACCAACTGCATATTGGTTAGCACGCCTCGGTCTTTTGCCGCAAAGGTTCCCGCATCACGAGTGAACACCTCCACCTGCATGTCCTTGACCGGATAGCCAGCGTTCTCGACCATCAGCCGATAAGCATTAAGCTGTACAGCAACATCAAAATTACTTCTCCGGCCGACCGTAAAGTAGGTCTTAAACATTTTCTTTCCATTGCGGTATTTCCTCTGCTTTCCGTCCTCTCCCATGATAGGGTCGCGGTGCTTTACTAAGCCCATCAGGTGAGCCGTCTTGAAAGAGCCGTAGGTTTTTACATCGTACAAAATTTTGCGCTTGCCATCGTAGCAGTCGAATTGCCCTGTATATGTTCCTGTGGGGTCTGTGAGCCGCTTCTCTGCAATCATCTTATCGTTCTCAAGGAATCCTTCAAGGAACGCATGACAGCCCGTGCCAAATATAGCAAAAATTGATGACTGCGGGTCGATAGCATACTTCTTCTTTATCTTCAGATACTCCTCACGAGTACCGCTCAACAGCTGAGTCGCAGAAGGGTGACCGTTCCACTCTCGCTGTTCGCTGATAGCCTTTAGTGTCCGATGGGACAAACAGCGCTCTGCTTCAAACAGTTCGGGAATACGGCACTCTTGCAAACACGCTTGAATACTGCAGGTCTTACCGTCAGGGCAGATATATTTGTTATATGGTATCTTAAACACTCCCTTCGATTCGCGATGTAGCAGGGTTCAGCCTTAACTCCGCTTCGTCAATCCTCGCGCCGTTCCGCGCCTTGCCCACCGCAACCATGATTTTATTCTTCTTTATCGCACGTTCCTCCGGCAGCAGATTCGGGTCTTTGTCCGGCCTCCACAACAGCAACACTTCATCCGCAGACGCTTCGAGGTCACCGCCGCCTTTAAGTTTCCCGACATCAGGCCGCTCCCATGCGTTTATTCCACGATTCAGCTGAGACAATGCCACCACATGGATATTGTTCTCTTTTGCCAGCGGTTTAAGCCCCTTTGCGGTTTCTGCCAGCACTTGATATTCTGAACAGCCCTTCATATACTGCAGATAGTCAATAAAGATACAGTCTAACTGCCCGTCAAACAGCTTAGAGTTCGCGGTTTTCACATAGGCGTTTACTTCGTCCATAGTCAGACCGTTCTTATCGACCACATAGATGTATTCGCGGAGTTTTTCCAGTACCGCATAAGCCAGAGGGTCTCCTTCCAGCAACATCTTATCGACAATATCTGTAGAACGCCCCAGCAGGCAGGCAATCACACGCTCGAATAAAGCCCCTGCAGACATCTCCATAGAGAAAAATACAATATGCTTACGTTGCCGCACCACCATATCAGCCGCCATGTTTACGGTCAGGAAAGTCTTACCACAACCGCTAGAGCCGCCTATGATGGTTACGTCTTTGCGCCGTCCCGCTCCTCGGATTCCTTCATCAAGAGTTCCCACACCGTACTGCATAACCGGTTCCCGCAGCATTTTCACTGTTTCTGCTATGCACTGGTCGGGGTCTTTGAAATCGCCGTCAAGCTGTAACCCCTCCCTCGATGCGTGAATGAAGTCTATAATAGCCTCTACAGGGCTGTCCCAACGCTTAGACAGGTAATCCGCTATCTGTAGTCTTACGAGGTTGTTCTGCACGGATTTGACATAGTTCTCAACCATCTGCCGTTCAGCCGTCACAGAGCCGCATTTTGCCAGTTCCTGCTTCAGTACAAAGAGGTCTATTAGCTCCCTTGGCAATGCCTCAAATTCTTCCGATGAGTGACCAGCTACAAAGAAATCATTTACATCCTTGCGCCCGTCAGGCAACATCAGGACTTCAACAGGCAACTCCGGAGCATATCGGAGCAGATTCTTACGCACCTTTTCCACCAGCGGGTAGGCCACTCCGTCATTGTCCGGCACCAACACCACGGTCACGCCAGTATGATGTTTTAGGAGGGTTGAAACCTTCTGTATGTGCTGTTTGGAGGGTTGGCTACTGTTATACGCTACTCCGGCCAGCCCAGCTTGATACAAACTCATTGCACAAAAAAAGCCCTCCACCATGTAGAGGGTATTGGTTAGCTTCTCTTTAGCTCCGCGCAGGTTAAACAAGAAATCAGACTTCGTAAAAATCTCGTCATTCTTGCCTGTCAAATATTTCGGCTGACCTTCAAAGCGGCGTACTGCCCAGCTAACATACCTTCCGTTGGCATCTATTAAGGGAATCGAAACATTACCGTATTCGTCTGCCCCTAACTGGAAATACTCTATAGACAAATCAGACAGTCCCCGCTTCTTGTTGAGATAGTCCTTAACTACCTTCAGATTTCTCTTGCAGTTCTCTGCCCATTCCTGTCTTTTGTTTACCGCTTCTTTTCTGGCCTTATAGCCTTTGTCGTGGGTTAAATCCACATTCATAATGTCGGCAAGTTTCTCAGCCGCCGCGAAAAAGTCCAGCTTGTACTTATCTCTCAGCAGATTGATAACATCGCCCGATGAGCCACACGCCCAGCAATGGTAGGTCTTATGGTCGTAAACAACGAACTCGCTGTTATTATCATGCTGACACACAGGACACACGCCCCTGTATACATCTCCCTGCTTCTGCAGGTCGGTGTATTTCTCAGCAAAATCAACCAAATCAACTTGACCTACAAGGGTCTTTACATCTATTTCCGCACCTCCGCATCTACCTTTATTGTTCTTCCAGCCCACGAATCGTAGTAATAATCCTGCTTCTGTACATTGTCCACGGCCTCTACTTGGTTTAGTTTAGGAGCCGGAGCCAAGAACTCAGAAACTGTTGGAGGGTAGTTGTCTATCAAACGCCATCCCAGCAGATAAAATATACAGCCCACCTCCGGAGGTTCTACGCCCTTGCCAATGTCCGTAGCCCAACCACCATCAAAGTTATTCTCTTGCTGTTCGGAATACCACTTCAATGCTTCTGCGCTATAGTATTCGTCAACGAAATACCCCGCACCCGAAATTACCACTACTGCATATATGGTCGCAAACACAGACCTTATCATAAATTCACTCCAAAAAACTTGCCAGAGCAGAATCCATGTCATACTTTTTAACAGACATTTCTTCGATTCGCTTCTTATTTTCCTCTGTACGCTCCCGCTCTACATACTCCGCCGCTTGCTTCTGTAAGCTATAGAGGTAGACAGGCTTTCGCTCCTTATCGAGCATGATTGCTATGTTTTTGATGTCCTGCGCTGGTAACTTCCACAGGTAAGCCCTGCATTTGAAGTAGTCAGAGGACGGCTTCTTGTTACTGAACGCCTGTAGGCCGTTAGCAAGGCAGTACAACAGACAGCATTGATGCAACTGGCTCTTAAAAGGCAACTTAACAAAATCGTTTATATCCATCTATAAACACATACCCACATACACATACAAATACATATATACATACACACATACATATTTATGTATTTACATATTTAACCACACATATACATACATATATAAACATTTACATACACATATGTATAAATACATATGTATGCACAAATATGATAAAACTTTGAGTAAAACAGTAAATATTATCATACAAGTACATACATATATAAATACATACACAAATATATACATACATGGTTACATAAATATTTACATAAACAGCATGTATTTACACACATAAATAAATACCTACATACATAAATATTTAATTACATATATAGGTATTTACATACACATACATTACAAGGCTACGCCTTTATGCTGTGCCACGATTCGAGCGGCTCTAGCCTGTTCCTTGTCACGAGAGTTAGCTAAGAACTTCAAAGACTTGCCCCAAACCTCGGACATCTTCTTGCCAGCGTTGTACTTATCATCGCGCACCACGAAGTCCATAGCGGCCTTGAGTTCTTCCTCCGATACGTTACCCGCAGGAGTTTCGTTGTGGTGGCTGTCATAGTTATCATTGCGACTGTAGCCGCTTCTGCCGCCTTTATACTCGATTTTTACCTCAGTACAGCCGGTACGTTCTCCCTCCGGTACAAACTCATCAGGGAGAGCTGTGACCTTACCTCTAAACTTCCTGTCATCAAGGTCTACATTGACGGTTGGCAAATCGTAAAGATAACGACCGATGCCAAACTTGGATGCTGCGCGTTTCAGAGCACCGCTGATACCGCCTTTAAGACCGGACACCTGCGTGTACTCTGCTCCGTCAGATTTTTCAATAACCCCATCGACCGCGGTAGCCGTGGGAGTGCACACAACGCCTTGTTCGTGGAACTCGTAGCGGTCTTTCCAGCCCCCTACGCCGAAAATAGAATCAAGTCTGTCCATAATTGCCCTCGCCGTCACAAAGGGTAACAAAATTCCTCTCGTGCCACCCTTGAACGTAGAGCCTACTCTCCATTCCAGATCTGCCAATGGGAACGGAGCTTTCAGTTGTGCCTCAACATCAACTTTACCTTCATTTTTTTTTGCCATTAATTAATTCCTCCAGCCTTTAGCACAAGGGGTATCGGTGACCCGTCAGCGGCGAAATAACAAACACCTAACGAGGTGCCGATAAAAGACATAATTTTTGCAAGTACATCAGCCTCGTCCTGCGGAGAATTGACCTGCATTTCTGTGCCGTCTGCAAGTCTGAGAATCTTGGGGAATTTTGCCATGAAAAATGATACCTCCTGTGCGATTTGTATAATTACAGTATAACAGAGAAATAAACATAAATCAATAACTATCAAAGATAATCATAAACTTTTGCTGTATTATTTTTGTATTATGTGTATTTACACAAATCTCCTGTAAAAAAATAAAGCTGGAACAGGCAAAGTTCTTCGTCCAGTATAGCAATCCTTGCTGCGATTAGGGTTTTAACTGCTTTGTGATAAATTGTCACAATTTTTGTTTTTTTTTTTTTTTTTTCTGTCTATTGCTCATTTTAATCTGTTTCTA